AAATTGTCACACTTATCGCGGTTGAAGACGGGTCTATTCAAGTGTTTCAGAAGTACAATCTTGATGACTATTTACAGCTACTTAAATCCTACATCGAAGAATTCGCCAATGCCAAAGGATAATCCTGAAGAGCAATTCATGACACCAACTAAATTCTCGATGGAGATTGAGAGGTTGGTAAAAACAAGTAATGGTTTGATTACCTACGTTGAAGCGGTAGTAACCTACTGTCAAGAAAACGAAATTGAAATCGAAACTGTGCCTAAATTGCTGTCAAAACCTCTCAAAGAAAGACTTCGACATGAAGCACAACGAATGAATTACATGAAGAAAACATCTAAAGGAGTATTGCCACTGTGACTGGATTTGAAGTGTATAAGATGTATCTTGCATTAAAAAACCACTTCACCAAACTTGATTATGATTATGTAAAATACAATGGCAAGACCCGAGCAAGTCAAAAATCTTTCGAGGGTCGTAAAGATGTATATTTTTTCAAAAAGTTAGCGTCAAAGTATTCTAGTGAATCCATGCTAGATTTCTTTGTCGCTAATTTTTTGCATGATTCAAAAGGATATTTAAGAAACTTTAGTAGTGATATCTATACTAAGTGGAAGATACATCAAGAGTCTTTCACTTATAAATTTAAACAGGACATTGATTTGCTTCTAGAGGATGTCGGATTTCCCTACGAAGAAAACTTCGACAAATTATTTTATGCAGAAAGAGGTAAACATCCTATTCTTCTTAAGAGATATTATTCTAGCGAAATAAACTTAGAGACACTTGTTGTTTTTGATCACTGTCTTCAATACATAGATCGAGTTGATAAAGTCTTGACAGATCCTATGTGGAAAGACACCAAGTTAAAAGTGCAAAAATATCAACCATTTTTAAGAATTGATTGTAAGAAGTATAAAAAAATAATTTTAGATACAATTAAGGCAAAACTATGAGTCAATTTTTTAAATCGGATCAAGTACAAACGGATTTAAATAACATCTTTCAAACCTATCAAGAGATTTCAAATAAGACATCTCAGTTAGCAACAATGAATAAGCAAGAAAAATTAGATCATATTGAAGATTGTAAGATGCTTATTGATAAACAGAAAACATTTTATACAAGACTATCTCTTGCTGCATCCTCCGATTCGGAAGCTGCCGACATGAAAACCAGGATCAATGCCCTCTCTCAAGCATTTGGGTATCGAGATCTTGCTGAATGCATGGAAGCGATGGTGCAGACACTTGAGAAAGCGGCACAACAGGAGGTTGACCGTGACTAAATAGTATGCTACGATAACCCAGTAGCAAACAAACACACACAACTAATACGGAGAATACGATTATGTCTTTTGCATCTCTAAAGAAGGCTAGTGCCACTGGCAATACAATTGCCAAACTTACAAAAGAGATCGAAAAAATCAACCAACCTCAAGGTGGCGGCGGTCCTGATGAGCGTCTGTGGAAACCTGAGTTGGATAAGTCTGGCAATGGATACGCTGTAATTCGTTTCCTTCCTGCTCCTGATGGAGAGGATATGCCTTGGGCAAAAATCTGGAGTCATGCTTTCAAGGGTCCTGGCGGACAGTGGTATATTGAAAATTCTTTGACCACTATTGGTAAGGATGATCCCGTTGGTGAAATGAATCGTCAACTGTGGAATAGTGGATCTGATCGCGATAAGGAAACTGCTCGTGCTCAGAAGCGTAAACTGTCTTACTACAGCAACATTTATGTTGTAAGTGATCCTTCTCGTCCCGAGAATGAAGGAAAAGTATTCCTTTACAAGTTTGGTAAGAAGATCTTTGACAAACTCGTTGAAGCAATGCAACCTGCATTTGCAGATGAGACTCCTCTAGATCCCTTTAACTTCTGGACTGGTGCTGACTTCAAACTGAAGATCCGCAAGGTCGATGGTTACTGGAATTATGACAAGTCTGAGTTTGCTGCACCCTCCACTCTTGGTGGTTATGATGATGATCGTCTTGAGTCTATCTGGAAGCAAGCATACTCTCTTTCTGAGTTTGAAGATGCTAAAAACTTCAAGACCTATGAGCAACTTCAGCAACGTCTGAATCTTGTGCTTGGCAAAGCACCTGTTGCTCCTCGTGTTGATGAATCTGAAGAGGAAGTATTTGCTGCTCCCGTTGGCGGTTTCAATGACGCCGACATTACTCCCAGTAAAAATTGGGGTGAAGAAGTATCTAATTTCCGAGAGAAAGCAGTTGCTTCTAGTCCTACAACAGACGATGCTGATGATGCAATGTCTTACTTTGCACAACTTGCTGAGGAAGATTGATGAAACCAATTACACTTGATGAGTACAAAGATGCTGGGGAAGAATTCTTCCCTAAATATTTTTACGTTGCCAAAGAACTTGGTGAAGGTGCTAAGGCAGAAGAGATTCTTAAAGTTATGGAGTCTCTTGCTGGTGTTGTTATGAAAAAAAGGGTCGAGGATAAACTCGCCCCCTTTGGTTTCAATAAAAAAACTGAGGAAGAATCAGAATGAAACTGCTTGCTCTACCTATCATGTTGCTAATGGCAACACCCGCCAATGCTATTACTTGGGGTGAATTTTGGGAACCTTTTCGGGTAGAGCAACATACCTATTATAATTACGCACCAAGAAGAAGGAGAATCTGCACGAGAGAAAAATATCGAGAGGTTCGCGATGAAAGGGGTTATGTAATTTCATACTACTATGATACTGTGCAAGTCCCTTGCAAACGTAGGAGAAGATACTATTACGAGTATCATTATTGAAAACCAAAATCGACTTTTGTTTCCAAAAAAAGCGGAAAAAAATCTCCGCCAATTTTTTGGTCAGTAGGGTTTTTGAAATTGACTTTCTAATATAAGACGAAATAAATTATCTTTCATTATAACAAGTGCTTCTTGCTCTCTAGGGTCACCACCCGCCCACTTCTCCAAATGAAAACAGACGGACCTGTACACAAGTGCAAGTCCGTCTTTTGTTATGCTCATTTCTATAATATCGTTTGGATCAATATCCTCCACCGTATCCTCCTCCGTATCCTCCTCCACTACTACCGCTAGATCCACTACTTCCACTAGATCCCGAAGATCCACTACTTCCACTAGATCCGCTAGATCCCGAAGATCCACTACTACCGCTAGATCCCGAAGATCCACTACTACCGCTAGATCCCGAAGATCCACTAGATCCCGAAGATCCACTACTACCGCTAGATCCCGAAGATCCACTACTACTGGATGTAGTACTACTGGTTGAAGTAGAACTCTGTGTCCCTTGATTATAAATGGTAGTTGTAGTTTGGGTTGTATTTCCTTCGCTATCCGTAGCTGTTATAATTGTAGTTGTTGTAGTGCCAGCAACACCACCAACACCAGCGACAGGAGTAAGTCCAGATCCACCAGCACTTCCAGTTGCTAGTGAAGCAGCATCTCTTCGGAATGAATTTCTATCAATAAATGCAGCTGCAAGAGAAATTGGAGTCTTTTTACGATTTTGATCATCCAATTCATCATGAGGTTGATAATTCACTAAATCTACAAATTGCTCTTCATAGAAGTCTACTAGAGAACTATTAGGAACAGATATTAGACGTTTTTTGTCATTTAGATATGCTTCGTGCTCATAATTTGTTACAGGATATAAAGATAAGTCTTTTGCAAGAATATTACCGCTCAGATCTACAGTTCTGTAATCTTCATTTACTTCTATCCCTTTAGATACTACAACACAGTCGTTTTCAATATATTCTTGAGTTTCCCAGTGATGCACTGAATCTGGGTTGGAATAATTCTCATTCACATATTTAATTAAATTTAATTCACTTTTTGGCCACTGAGAATAAATGTCTGTAATATTATTAGAAATTAAGATAATCCAGTCTAACTCAGGATCTCCATAAAATCTCTGTGCAACATTATCTGGTCTATCAGCTTCAGGAATTAGATATTCTTCAAATGCAGTTGCATATTTTTGAAGAGACTCTTCTAAAACTACACGTCTGAAAAGATTTTTTATTTCTGTGTATGTAATTGCTTGATCTGGTTTTGGATCAGCAACAAATACAATAGGTAAATTTGAAAAAAAGGTTGCCATTTAGAATCCTGCAATTACGTCTTCTTGAGTCATAATCTTAGTCTCTGCAAATTGTAATGTTACTTCTACAGCAGGCACTAACAATTGCACACCACCTGTAGTTTCATCCATAGTTAAATCTGCAACAGCATCTTTGAATGAAACATATTGACCATCGGGAGTGTAATTCACTGCAACGTTTGTGCATACACATGGATGAAATCTATAATGTGGTAATCTTGTAATCGTGTCTGATTTTGGATCAAGTCTTACAAATTCTAGTAAGAATCTATCAGGCACTCTTAAAAATCTTCCAGTGGCATTAATTGATCCTGTTGTATCTGTGCCTGAAAATCCATTAGTGTTGCCATTTGTCTCTCTAGCGTTTCCTGTGCCTGTTCCTTGAGAATTTGCAGAACCTCCTAGTTGTCCATCTCCTAACTGTGGCATTGCACCCATTTTTAGATAGTTGATAATCGCAAGAATAGATTCTGATTCTTTCTTATTGCGAGCAAACATTTTGAATGTAAAACTATGATTCCTGAAGGGCACACCATTATATACTTGCTCAGTAAAAGGATTCATAATCCTTCCCTTAGTTAATGCTTGGAGGGCACCTCCAGTGATTCCTGTTTGCATACCTGCTATTGAAGCAAGACTTTGTGTAATACTTGCTCCTTTATTATATGCAATTTCTGGAAATGCTGATGTTGCTGCCGATTGCAGTGATGATGTAATTTGATCAGCAGCATTACCTCCATTTGTAATACTTCCTGCAATTTGAGCTGCTAAAACACCAGCAGCTCCCATTGAAATCTGATCATAGTCTGCACCATAACTTGTGCTAAGACTTGGTGGCATTGCCAAATAAGCGATACTTTGATCTAAAGTCCTAGAGACATTATTATTTGGAAGATTTGATCCTCCATATCCCGATTTAGACTCTGCATAGTTAATGCGAAATCTTTGAATTCTCAAATAATCAATTCTTCCCGTAGGAGATTCTTCACTTTCCAAGTAATCCCCCTCAACAGGAGCTTTTAATGGATATTTTAGAATTGTAGAAGCCACCTAAATAGATTTACGCATTTACTATTTTATTTATGAGGTATCAAGGACGTTATACACCTTCCTTTCCTCATAAGTATAGAGGTGATCCCTCAAATGTCATTTATAGGTCATCTTGGGAATACAAATTTATGAAATGGTGTGATATTACTCCTTCTGTAGAGGAATGGGGTAGTGAAGAGATTATTATTCCATATGTTTCTCCTGTTGATGGTAGAAGGCACAGATATTTTCCAGATTTTTATGTAAAAATCACAAATAAAAAATATCTCGTAGAAGTTAAGCCTTTTAGGCAAACTAAAGAGCCCAAAACACAAAAACGTATAACCAAACGTTATATTAATGAAGTTGTCACCTGGAGTGTCAATCAAGCAAAGTGGAAAGCAGCGGAAGAATTTTGCAAAGACAATAATTGGCAATTTATGCTAATCACCGAAAAAGAATTAAAGGTCTAAAATGGCAGACTTAAGAAGAAAATCTAAAAGAGCACCGAGATCTAGGTTAACCGAGTTTTCGGAATGGTTTAAGGGTAATGATAATAACCCTAGTTTTAATAATAGGTATTCTATACAATTTTCTACACCTCAAATTTTTCAAGATGGGACTAGTTTCCAAGCTAGTAAGTATAAACTAGAAACTGATGATAATGCTGCTTACTTGAATCTATATTGTGACAGTGTAAATCTTCCAAGCAAACAAGTAACAACATCTCAGATTACTACTATTGGATCTGCTTATAACTATGCAACTTCATCTGCATTCAGTCAGATAAACATGTCCTTCATTCTTCCTAGAAATCATAAAACTAGGATGATTTTTGAGAGATGGATTAATTTGATGTCTCCTGACTCAAATCAATATACAGATTACTATGAAAATTATGTTTGCCCCCATTTATTCATCTTTAAATGGGAAAGGGGTGGAGGTGAAAAAATCACTCTTCCTGATGCAATTAAAAATTTCTTAAGAAAGATCGGTGTTAAAATATCTGATGTTGAAAGGTATAGAGATGATCAATTAGTTGGTATTTACGATCTTCAGAATGCATTCCCTTTCAATATTGGATCTATGACGCTATCCAATGAAAAGGCGCAGTTACTGAAATTAGATGTAGGATTTTATTATGAAAGATATAGATTCTACGGTAGCGACAAGTTGGATAATCTTGGAAGATCTTATCTCTCAACAGGAGAAACAGGTTTATCTCAAGACATTGGATTAGAGAGGTATAACTCTTGATCATAAATAAAAATACTGAATTGAATCTTTATGGCATTACCTAAGTTAAATGTACCTGAATATCATTTAAAACTGCCTTCTACAGGCAAAACAGTGAAATATAGACCGTTTCTCGTTAAAGAGGAAAAACTCTTATTCCTAGCAATGGAAACGGGTGAGCAAGAAGATATGTTTAACGCTGTTAAAAATATCTTAACATCATGCACAGATCTAAAAAATGTTGATCATCTTGCCACATTTGATATTGAATATCTTTTCTTGAAAATTCGCACCAGTTCTGTGGGTGAGAATGTTGATGTTATGGTTACTTGTCCCGATGATGGAAGTACTGATGTAAAAGTGAGTATTCCTTTGGATGACATTAAAATTAAAAAGAATCCTA